CCGTCAAACGCGGCCGCGTCAGCTTCCGCGAGCTGCAAAAGAAAACCCGGCGGTGATCCGCTCGGGCCAACCGATCCTCTCCAATCCGCCAGTTGCAACATTTCTCTTCGTCCGTTGCGTCAACTCGTCTGCGAACCGGGTAGGTCACGGATAGGGGGCCAGCGTTTCGGCCCCTGCCGAGGGGCGCACGTATGCCGGACGAACTCGACGACGCCATCGAAGAGAACGCGAAGGGGCCGGCCAAGGCGTCCGGAGACGCCGGCTCGGTCGAGCAGCACAAGCTCGCCGAGCAGATCGAGGCCGACCGCTACCTCGCATCCAAAGAGGCTGCCAAGAAGCCGAACCGCGGCCTGCGGTTCAACAAGATCGTCCCGCCGGGGGCCGACTGAATGTTCCGCTGGCTGGCCAACCTCTGGGGCACCACGCCGCCGCGAACCGGTCGCGGCCGGGTCGTACGCGTCGTGCGCGGCCGATACGACGCGGCCGACACGTCCGACGACAACCGCCGCCACTGGGCCAACGCCGACGGGCTGTCCGCCAACCAGGCCAACAGCGCCGAGGTGCGGCGGGTCCTGCGGAATCGTGCCCGCTACGAGACGGCCAACAACAGCTACGCCAAGGGGATCGTCCTCACGCTGGCCAACGACGTGGTCGGCACCGGCCCCCGCCTGCAACTGCTCACCGAGGACGGCGAGGCCAACACCCGCATCGAGCGGGAGTTCACGGCCTGGGCCAAGGCCGTCGGCCTGCCCGAGAAGCTCCGCACGCTGCGGATGGCCCGGGCCACCGACGGCGAGGCCTTCGCGGTCCTCACCAGCAACCCGCGGCTGCCGACGCCGGTGCAACTCGACCTGCGGCTGGTCGAGGCCGACCGCGTCGGCACGCCCGACCTCAACGCCGCCGCGGCGAACGCGGTGGACGGGATCGTCTTCGACGCGGCGGGCAACCCGATCGAGTACCACGTCCTCAAGAACCACCCCGGCGACGGCTACCGGGCCGTGCGCGAGTACGACCGCGTCCCGGCGGCCGCGATGCTGCACTGGTTCCGCTGCGACCGGCCCGGGCAGGCGCGGGGCGTCCCGGACATCCTGCCGGCCCTGCCGCTGTTCGCCCAACTGCGGCGGTTCACCCTGGCGGTGATCGCCGCCGCCGAGACGGCCGCCGACTTCGCCGGCATCCTCTACACTGACGCGCCGGCCAGCGGCGAGGCCGACGCCGCCGAGCCGTTCGAGCCGATCGAACTGGAGAAGCGGGCCCTGGTGACCATGCCCGGCGGCTGGAAGATGTCGCAGCTGCAAGCGGAGCAACCCAGCACCGGCTACGCCGAGTTCAAGCACGAGATCCTGAACGAAATCGCCCGCTGCCTGAACATGCCGTTCAACGTCGCGGCCGGCAACAGCAGCGGCTACAACTACGCGTCCGGCCGGCTCGACCACCAGACCTACTTCAAGGCGATCCGGGTCGAGCAGGTCCACCTCGAGGCCGCCGTCCTCGACCGCGTCCTCGCGGCGTGGTTCGACGAGGCGGCGCTCATCCCCGGCCTGCTGCCGCCCGACCTCGGGCCGTTCATCGACTGGCCGCACCAGTGGTTCTGGGACGGGCACGAGCACGTCGATCCCGCCAAGGAAGCCACGGCCCAGGCCACCCGCCTGGCGAACCTGACCACCACGCTCGCCGACGAGTACGCCCGCCGCGGCCTCGACTGGGAGACCCAACTGCGGCAGCGCGCCAAGGAACTGGCCCTCGTCACCGCGCTCGGGCTGACCCCGGCGCAGGCCCCACCGACCACGAACCCCGAAGAGGAGCCCGACGATGCCGTCGCCACGCCGGACGACTGACGACCACCCGCCGCGTCAACTGCGGCTGGAAGCCCCGACCACCCTCGACCTGGAGGCCGCCGGCGAGGGCGGGGCGACCCTGCCGCGCTTCCGCATGGTCGCCTACACCGGCACGCCGATGCGGGTCGCCGGCTGGCGGCACCCGGTGGTCATCGACCTGGCCGGACTGTCGATCCCGTCGCAGTCGCGGCCGATCCGCTTCGGGCACGACCCGCTCTCCGGAGTCGGCCACACCGACGCGGTGCGGGTCGAGGACGGGCAACTGGTCGCCACCGGCCTCGTCTCCCGCGACACGCCGGCGGCCCGCGAGGTCGTGACCTCGGCCCGCAACGGCTTCCCGTGGCAGGCATCCGTAGGAGCCGGCGTCGAGGAGTTCGAGTTCGTCAAGGAGGGCCAGCAGGTGCTGGTCAACGGCCGCACCTTCACCGGCCCGCTCAACGTCGTCCGCAAGGCCACGCTCGGCGAGATCAGCTTCGTCGACCTCGGGGCCGACGGCCGCACCTCGGCCGGCATCGCCGCCAATCAGTCTGGAGACTGTAGTCTGCAGTCTGCAGTCGAACCAGACGAAAGCCCGCTACAGACTACGGACTGCAGACTGCAGACTGTTGAGGCGGTGCGGTCCCAGGCGCTGGCCGAGACCAACCGGATCACGGCGGTGCGGCGGGTCTGCGCCGGCCGGTTCCCCGAGATCGAGAGCCAGGCCATCCGCAGCGGCTGGGACGCCATGCGGACGGAGTTGGAGGTACTGCGGTCCACCCGGCCGCGCTCGCCGGGGATCGGCTCGGGCGACGGCGGCGTCAGCGGGGCGGTGCTGGAGGCGGCCTGCCTGCTCACCGCCAAGCTCGACGGCATCGAACGCCTCTACCCGGAGCAGACCCTCGACGCCGCGGCGCGCCGGTTCCGGGGCGGCATCGGCCTGCAGGAACTCTTGCTCGAAGCAGCCTGGGCCAACGGCTACACCGGCCGAAACTTCCGCGACCACCGCACCGTGCTGCGGTACGCCTTCGGCCGGGGGATCGAGGCGGCGTTCTCGACCGTGGACATCGGCGGCATCCTGTCCAACGTCGCCAACAAGTTCCTGCTCGACGGCTTCTTCTCGGTCGAACGCACCTGGCGGAACGTCTGCGCCGTGCGGAACGTGTCGGACTTTAAGACGGTCACCAGCTACCGGCTGATCGGCAAGGACCAGTACGAACTGGTGGCCCCCGGCGGCGAGATCAAGCACGGCACGCTCGGCAACGAGACGTACTCGAACCGGGCCGACACCTACGGCCTGATGCTGTCCATCGACCGCCGCGACGTGATCAACGACGACCTCGGCGCGATCACCACCGTGCCGCAGAAGCTCGGCCGAGGCTCGGGGCTGAAGATCAACGACGTGTTCTGGACGACGTTCCTGAACAACGCCGCGTTCTTCACCGCCGGCAACGCCAACTTCATCTCCGGGGCGACGACTGCCCTGGGGATTGACGGCTTGACCGCCGGCGAGGTCGCCTTCCTCGACCAGACCGACGGCGACGGCAAGCCGATCGGCGTTATGCCCGCGATCCTGCTGGTGCCGACGGCGCTGTCGGCTACGGCAGCGCAGTTGTTCAAGTCGCTGGAGTTGCGCGACAACGCCTCGACGGCCAAGTACCCGATTACCAACCCGCACCAGGGCAAGTTCCGCGTCGAGGTGAGCCGGTACCTGGGCAACGCCAAGTACCCCGGCTTCTCGGCCAAGGCGTGGTACCTGCTGGCCGAGCCGACCGACCTGCCGGTGATCGAGGTGGCATTCCTCAACGGCCAGGAGGCCCCGACCATCGAGACGGCCGAGGCGGACTTCCACGTCCTGGGCGTGCAGATGCGCGGCTACCACGACTTCGGCGTCGCCCTCCAGGACCCGCGCGGCGGCGTGAAGAGCAAGGGCGAGGCGTAACCCGGAGGAACCCATGCAGGCTCTGTTCGTTCACGACGGCGACGCCGTCGATTACGTCCCACCGGCCGACGTGGCCGCCGGCGACGTGGTGGTGCTCGGCCGACTGGTCGGCGTCGCCAAGACCGCGATCCAGGCCGGCCAACGCGGCGCGGTCGCCGTGAAGGGCGTCTACGACGTGGTCAAGACCGCCGGGGCCGTGTTCGCCCTCGGCGACGCGGTCTACTGGGACGCCGCCACGAGCCTGGCCACGCCGACCCAGGCCAGCAACAAGCTGATCGGCACGGCGGTCGTCGCCGCCGGCGCGACCGACGGCCAGGTGCGGCTCCGCCTGGGACCGTAGGAGTGAGCCGCCATGCCCGATCTGCTCCAGTTCGGCTCCGACTGGCTGGCCGCGAAGCTCAAGGAACACGCCTCGCGGCCGGTCGTGTACCGGCGCGGAGCCGATGAGGTGACGGTGCAAGCGACCATCGGCCGGACGCTCCTGAAGCTCGACGACGGCTACGGCGGCGTGCGGATGGAGTGGACCGACCGCGACTTCTTGATCCCCGCCGCCGACCTGTTGCTCGGCGCGGGCGTGGTACTCCCCGAGCGGGGCGACGTGATCCGCGAGACGCAGGGCGGGAAGGTGTTCGTGTACGAGGTGATGGCCCCGGGCAAGGAGCCCGCGTGGCGGTGGTCCGACGTGTTCCGCAAGGTGCTGCGGGTTCACGCCAAGCAAGTGGGGGTCGAGTGATGCTTGAACTGATGCGACAACTCCTCGGACTGCACCGCCAGGACCCGGCCGGGCTCCGCGAGGCCCTGCCGGTCCTCAAGGCGATCCTGCACTCCGACGCACTGACCGAGATCGTCCGGGCCACCAAGTCCCCGGTCGACGACCTGGTGCTGCGGGTGCTGCGTGCCCTGGTCCCACAGGAGTGAGCCATGCCCGCGACGATCCTGGCCCTGGCCGACGCCGTCGTCGAGCAACTGAACGCCACCGCGTTCAGCCAACCGCTCGTCGCCGTGCGGCACTACCAGCCGTGCTTCGAGCTGTCGGAGATGACCGAACTGCGCGTCAGCGTGGTGCCGCGGTCCATCGTGAGCAAGGGCCTCGACCGGAACCGCGACAGCTTCGACTACCGCATCGACGTGGCGGTGCAGCGGAAGGTCGAGCCGAGCGTGGGGAACCTCGATGCGCTCGTGGAACTGGTGGAGGCGGTCGCCGACCACCTCCGGTCGCACCCGCTCGCCGGCTACCCGGCGGCGCGCTGCACCGAGGCGGTCACCGAGCCGGTGTACGCGGCCGAGCACCTGG